TAAAACTATCAGATGGAAGCCTCGGAAACGGGGCTTCTGTCTTTTCTAAGTGTACGGTTAACAATAGGAACCCATTCAGGCATATCCATTTCCCGGAAGCAGATATGCAGACCTATTGCACGTGTCATAAGCAAGTCGTCATGTTTGCCAGTAATAGCACCATACGCACCGTTCTGTTTTCGCTCATAGGTGTTGTATTCATCCAGACAGCGTTTGTCGCGCTCGATATAGAGTCGGTCGCGTACCACCTTGATGAGGGTAGAGATAATCATCGGCTTTGTTAACACATTGGTATGGAAGCCATATTTACGCGGTGCGCCCTCCCTTATTTCATCCTCCGACTGCTTGCGTGCATACAAGTTCGGGTAGATGTCTGAAATCTGATTGAGTATATATTGCGACTGGTCGCCACCTTCCACCTGACGCTCCTTGTCGTGAGTCTCCAACGTGTTAGACTCAATGACCAGAAGAGAATTGTCGTAGAACGCCGCTATCTGTGCTGCACGCCAAGCGAGTTGGTCTATGTCGCAATGTCCGTACCACTGAGCCACCACAGACGGCGGCTCGCTACCATCAATCATACTAAGCCTGTCGAATACCACGATAACAGACCAGTCAGCTTTATTGGAACGTCCACCCACATCGACAACGGTAAGATAACGGTTGACAACTTCGTAGCCTTCGAATGTTTCCGGCATTGCCCATATAGAAAGCAATCCTTGCCTGTCTGCACGGAAACGGAGATTGGAAAGTGCATCCTCTCCTTCGTCTCCATCAGCATATACCTCACCGATATACTGAGGCTGCTTGCAGAACCGCTCGAACTTCTTGACACGGTATTTGTCGAACACCATAGAACCAGAATGAACGAAAGCCTCCACATCATCAGAAGGGAACTCGGAAGCCATTACAGCAAAGTCGTCCTTACCTGCACGCTCCTCTATGTACCAGTTGATAGCCTCCAGTGTAGCCCCTTTCTCCCATAACGACCAAAGGTAGCGTCCGGACTCCTCACGATTTGACGGCACATAGGCATTCTCTCTATTCTCATACAGCCATTGTGCAAATTCACGCATTTCGTCAGCCGAAGCGAACTGTTTGGAATACTGCTCAATCTGAAACCACGATATAAAAAGAGCTTCATATTGTGATTTGATTGTAGGATCTGCAGCAGCCGTATATTCTGTGTGGAAGAAGTTTCCTGTTCCATTCGGTGTACTCTCCATTACGATCATCGTGAATGGTTCCAAAAGAATACCGGAACATGCCGAACGCACGATGTCCTGCGGTGACTTACCTTCTGTCTTTTGCCACAAACCGACCTCTGACAAATGCACAAGAGAATAGGCACCGCCACGGCATCCATTAGGACGCTCAGCAGTGCCAACCTTAATCTTGCAATTGCGTTGTGGTACGCGATGAGTGGAGCCAGACTTACCTACACCAACCAACTTCGGCTCGTTCTCGGAATATGCCTCACCCAGTTTGTGCAGGAACTCTACCGGGTATCTGTCAATCATGAGGTCGAACATATCCTTGATTTCGTCAGAAGCTGCTCCTTGATGTGCAATGATAAGTGAATTTAGTCCCTTTCGATGGTTGAACTGAAGCCATGCCATGTAGAGCTGTGTTGTAGTAGAACCACCCCACTGTCGAGCCTTCAACAATATTAGTCGTATAGGGAGACGAGCTTTTCTCTTCGCCTCAAAACGAGACACCAAAATACGCTGCGGATAGTAAAGCCGGAACAACACGTCCTTACCAGCATTCTTGTTGTGGATATAGACGAGCGTAGCCGCCCAGAAAGGGAAGTCGTGTTTGAAGCGTAGTCGTATGAACTTACGCGAGACCTTGATGTAATCATCATCGTTTGGCTCAACATGGAGAACAGACGAAAGAAACTTGTCGATAGACCCAGCCTTGACAAGTTTCTTCACCATTTGTATTTTCATCATCTCTACAGGGAGCCATTGGACGGGTATGGCAAAGTCAGAGATACACACTCGCACACGTTCCCCTATGGACCCTTCACCCGTGACCGGGTCGAAGTGAGCGAACATCACCTCATTTCGCCGGTCGTTTTCAGCGAGTAAGCGTGCAATCTCTGTATCTATCATATTGGTTGTCATACCATCCATTCTTTATTCGGTAAATAAATTCGCCCACTGTACGAGGCGTGAGATAGAATTTCGGTGCAGGTTGATTTACTATTTTCGTCACAAGTTCGTACACCGATTTGTCGGGCTGTTTCTCACGTAGTATAACGAACCTTCGGTAAATCTCCTCAAACATTTCACGCTTGTTGCTCCTCATCCTTGACATCGGTTTTCCAGCTGCCATTGCTGAAATGACAATAGCAGCCCTCTCCTCGCTCACCCAAAAGCGAGAAGCCGGAGACTGAGCGACAAGTTCGAAGATGACCGGCATCACGATGATGGATGCCTCTGCGAGTTTCTCCCGATATGCCCTCATGAGGTCGTTATTACGTTCGCGTGTAAATTCAAGAATGCTGCCAAAGTATTTCATAAAAGTGCCCGATTGTTTCCTCAAAGTTACAGAAACGAGGTCACAAAAGTTAAAAGTCAGTCCACATCTTATATAGGTATTTTTGCAAATGAATATGACACATTCTAAAGATTTTGAAGATAATGGCTGATAACAACGGAGTTAAGAGCAGACGCGACCAACAGTTGGAACGGCTGCGAAAGAAATATCCCGACAAGAAGTTCGAGGATGATGAGGAGATTTACGGTCAGATTTACGACGATTACGACCAATACGAGCAGGATCTTAGCGGCTACAAGGACAGGGAAAAGGCCATGTCCGACATGTTTGCCGCTGACCCGAGAAGTGCGCAGTTCCTTGCTGATATGCACAATGGTAACGACCCCTACGTCGGGCTTGTAAAAAACTTCGGCATAGAAATACAGGACGTACTTGACGATCCTGAAATGCAGGAGAAGATAGCCGAGGCCAACAAGGACTATGTGGAGCGTGTAGCCAAGTCAAGACAGCTTGACGAGGAATATGAGAAGAACATGGACGCAAGTCTTGAAACCCTTCGTCAGTTCCAAGAAGAGCGTGGCATGAGCGACGAACAGATTGACGCTGTAGTTGATGCCGTTTTGACCGTGGTTCGTGACGGTGTAATGGGCAAGTTCTCGAAAGAGACTCTTGCAATGTTCGTGAATGCCATCAACCATGACTGTGATGTAGCCTCAGCAAGTGAAGAGGGACGTGTTGCCGGACGCAATGACAAGATTGTGGAAGGCTTGCGCAAGCGAGACAAAGGCGACGGCACTGCGCCACTGAACGGCAAGAATGGCGGTGCGCCCAAGAACAAGAGAAACATGGACATCTTTGACTTTGCAAATGCTGCAAAATAATACGTCATGAGCATTAGTGTAGAATTTCCAAATACAAAGCCACGTGAACCCTCACAAGGAAGTGCAGGATTGCGAACACATATCGGTGGTGCCTGTACCACTGTAAGTGCGTTAATGGAAGCAAGCAAAGCTATACATAACGAAGGCTTTGTGAAGAAAAGCATTGTCAAGGTACCGGCAAAAACGAAACATAACAATAACAAATAAAAACAAATTAAAATGAGCGTAGAAGTAACAACAACCCAGCAACAGAACTCTGGCAGTGCAAACACGCCAGATAGTCCTGAACTTACTCCAAGTGCTGGTTCCGCTGGTCTTCAGACACAGTTAGGTGGTGCGCCTACTACCGTCAGTGGAGTAGAGAACGCATCAGGAGGTATGGGCGAACTTGTAATGCCCGAAGTTGACAAACGAATTTTCATGTTTGAACGTGATCAGAACTCTTTGATGCAGCTTATGCTGATGGCAAAGTCCGTGAACGTTCATAGCATGGAAGTGAAACACTATGCAATTGACCAAGGCACACCAATCGTTACGGTTGCATCTGTTAATGGCAATACTATCACGTTGGTAAATGCCGACCAGAAGAAAGTTCGAGCGTACGACACTCTTATGGTCAAGGGAGTCAAAGGCTACGACTTTATCGGTGGTACCAATGTCAAGAGCCGTCGTCCCCTCCAGCTCTTTGTAAAGAGCGTGAACAACGACGACACAATCACCTGTATAGCAACCAACGGTGTTAAGCAGGCTGCGACAGACCAGTATGGCAGTCTTCCAACAGCAACCTCTCCAACAGCAAGCAATACCAATATCATAACAGCAGGTACGAAGTTAGTACGTATGGCTAATGCCATGTATGAGACTCAGAAGTGGGTTGACCCCAATACTGTCATTCCTTCTCCAGACGACTTGTACTTGCAGAAGCGAGGTATGACAAGCATCGTATCAAAGTATCTTGCCGACCAGAACATGGAGATACCTTACGATGAGGCTGTCAAGGCAGAGGCTCAGTTGCGTGAGTTCAAGGCTGCCGGCAACCGTACGCTTCTCATTTCTCAGCAGAACAAGATGCTTGTACGTTCAAGCATGGGTGATGACCAGTGGGACTATACAACCAATGGTGTTCGTTGGCAGGTGAAGCGTGAGGTGAAGCATCGTGGCAAGTGGACATTTGAGGATGTAATGTCTCTCATCAAGCTATACTACGGTGGTGCAGACAAGCCTAAGTCCGGTCTCTTCCTCGTTGGTAACAATCTTGGTCAGAGCTTGCAGCTCATTGACTGGAGCAAGCATACAGAGGTCAAGATGGAGCCTTACACAAATGAGAGACTTGGCTGGAAGGTGACACGCCTTTCCTGCATCTTCGGTGAGCTTCAGATTAAGATTGAGCCGACGTTCAATGATTGCGGCTACGAGAACAGCGGTCTAATTGTTGGTGAAGACCGTTTGGTTCACTATGTACGTCGTGGTGAGAGCAGCTACACTGAGGACGTTGAAGGTGAAGAGGCTACACGCAATGGTGTTCTCGTCAGTGACGCTCTTGGCTTGAAGGGCAACTGTCACATCTGGGTTGATGGTGACGATGATGATGACGACACCGCTCCTGCAGCAGACGAGTTCCGCTTGTGGAGTAGTGACACAGCTCCAACCGAAGCTGATCTCGAAGATGGCGTAATTTACGTGTTCGCTTATGGCATGAACATCAAGTCAGGCACAGCAACTATTACTGTGAGTGCAGGAGACGCATTCAAGTACAATGCGACAGGCGAGAACGAGAAGAAGTGGGTTCGTTTCTACGGCCCTATTTCAGCTGAGTAACTTTTTAGTCAACGCTAATTATGGGGGTGGATGCGCTTTAAGTCAATCCGTCCCCATTTTTAATAAAAAAATATAACATGGAAATTAAAACATACGGAGTATATGGTCTCACGGAATGGCACGGTAAAGTTAAGGCCGGCACCATTGAGGCGAACTTATCGTTCGTTGGTGGCACGTCTTCTCCAAGTGGTTCGCAACCTGCATACATGGTGACCAAAGACCCAATTACACAGTTTGTAATTGAGAACTCAAAGGAATACAAGAGTGGTTTTATCCGTCTCGTAATGCGTCAAGTACTGCCCGGTACTCACATGCGAATTGCTACCCACAAGTCTATTCCTGACAGTGACGAACAGGTGAATGAGCATTTGTCTGAAGAAATAAAGACAGAAACAGTGAAGCCGACTGTGGAAGTAGAAACGCCTACACCAGAGACAGGCATCGAGCCTATAGAGGACGAACGTGGTCTTACTGAAGTTGAGTTCAGTACCAACCAAGAAGCCAAGGACTATCTTACAAAGACGTTTGGTGTGAAGAGTGGTACGATGAGAACTCGTGCAGAAATTATAGCTGTAGGTGAAACCCATGGCGTTAAAATCACTTTTGTAACCGAGTAATCACAGCAATGGTATGGTGTACAAAATCGAAGTCGTGGAGCGTGACGTGCGCATTGCTATTGACGAGAACAAGACAAGCGAGCAGCTCATCAGCGATGAGGACATTGACACCTTATCGTTGAATGACATCATCCGCTCAAAGATAGTGGAAGCCGTTCGGCGTGTAGAGTCGTCCGCTCCCGTTCACTACTTGGAAGAAGGTCACGTATTTGGTGATGCCATCTACTGGGAGGAGAACGGAAGCGGTTGGACTCTGCTGCCCGATGATTTCATGCGTCTTGTTGCCTTTCGCATGAGCGACTGGGAACGCACCTGCTATATGGCCATATCAGCAGACGACCCATTGTATGACCTGCAATCGTCAAGATACAAGGGTATTCGTGGCAATGTCCAGAAGCCGGTGTGTGCCGTAGTGAACCGTGCCGAGGGCAAGGTGTTGGAGTTCTACAGTTGCAACAGTGAAGAAGCCTACGTGAAACGTGCCTCATACATTCCTTATCCGAGCATAGACGAGGAGGACGGCATAGACATCAGCGAGCGTTGTTACACAGCCGTGGTCTATACTACGGCTGCATTAGTATTAACCGCCTATGGTGCGAGCGAGCAAGCTGCCGCAATGAACACCTTGGCAAAAAGCATTTTTGAATAATGAGTTCAATACCAACAAAACAGATAGATGGTGACGTTGCGGTTAGTCGTGACGTTAACATCGGCGGCAAGGCCACCATACACGGTTCGGCAAAGGTCGGCCACAATCTGACCGTTGACGGCTGGCTTGAAGCCAAGAACATAAAAGGCCCGAACAAAGGCCTGTTCAAAACGGCGGCACAGCTACGCGAGGCTTACCCTAATCCTCATGAAGGATGGTGGGCGTTGGTGACCGTAGAAGGCAGTGCAGCGTCAGATCATCTTGGCCAGCTCTATGTAGCTGACGGTGGTACATGGGTAGCGCAAGTTGACAGCAACGGTAATCCGCTGCTGAAGGGTAATCCTACGGTTGATAGCACCGAGTACATGGAAGCCGTGGAGGGAATGACAGCCGACCTCGAAGCCGTGAAGGTGGACGTTAACCAGAACAAGGAAGACGTGCGCAGCCTACGTTCTACACAGACCACGCAAGGCGAGAGCATCAACACCCTCAACACAAAGATGGGCACAGCTCAGAGCGACATCAACACACTGAAGAAGACTGTAAGCGACAACAAGACTGAACTTGCGAGCAGCATCAGCGGTGTGCAGAAAGACCTCACATCATTCAAGAACACCAAAGGACAGCCCAACGGACTTGCGCCGTTGGACGAACAGAACCAGATACCTTCGCAGTATCTTCCCGACTATGTGGACGATGTGCTTGAGTTCAACGGCAGCTTCAATGACATTACTTCGCAGATGATGTCGTTAAACAAGTACTCAACGGACGAGAACTGTAGCGTTGTTTTCAGCAGAGACGCTGGTGCTTTTGTGCTGAAATACACGCAGCCATCGAAAACGGAAGGTGACTTGCGCCCGACCATCACTTACTACAACAACTGGATAGACGGTGACCTTTACGGTGAGGGCACTATGAAAGGCCGTGTGCCACACAGCGGCAAGATTTACATAGACGTTACAGCCAACAAGACTTATCGTTGGGGAGGCAGCACGCTTGTTGCAATAGGTTCGGACTTGGCATTGGGCCATACCAGTGGCACTGCATATCCCGGTGACGAGGGAGCCGAGCTAAATAGCACACTCCAGACAGCGAACATACGCATTGAGGGTATAAACATTCTTCGCTTTGATGGAGTGTGGGACGGTACCGGCAAGGCACCGAGTCGTGGTTTGTGGTATGCTCCAAGTTTGGACTACGAAGGAGAGTGGTGCTTCCGTAAGTTCGGAGGCGTTAGTACAGAGACATACGGTTATCCGGAAGAAATGTATAACACCGACAGCGTAGGACGTGCGGACCATATCTATTGTTGTGCAGACGAGTTGTTCCGTATCGTTGACAAGAAGATGCAGAGGATTGGCGGCAGCGGCAGCTCTGCCAGCATTTACAACCCGACGGTGGAGCAGGGAGGACACTACTATGTGTTGTGTGATACCGACGATACGGCCAATTCAGCTGTTCACGCAGCGAAGGAAAATGGCAAGGCTGCAGTAGGCCTGATGATAACCTTCGCATTGAAGAAAGGCACTTGGAAGACTTACCAGTATATCGGAGCCAATACGGATGATAATAACTGGTACGACACAGAGAACTGGAAAGACTTCGGTTCGATGGTGCAGGGTTCAGAGTCGATGATAGACATTGACATCATAGCCCCTCTACCTACAGGCTTCTACACCCTTGGCACCGCACTTGCAGCTCTGAAAACCTATCAAGAGACAACAAGTGTGAACTATCAGAAGCGCGGTTTGGTGATAAGCTACACGACGGAAGCCAATAAGGTAGAGACCAAACAGTATCAGGGCGACTCCATTGCGGACTTCTACGAGGCCGGGCTTTGGCAGGACTTCGGCGGTGGCAGCAAACTTGTGGCGAACGACACGATGGAAGACAATGGCAAAGACGCTTTCTCTACAGGAGGAGCGTATAAGGTCGTACCTACGGAGATAGAGGCTACAGAGGAAGAAGGCAGCGTATCACTGAAGCTAAAAAACAAGGCTGGCGACACCCTGTCTGAAGCCCAGTTCAGTGTGGGCACCGGTACTGGAGGTGGCGGTGGAACTACACTTGCCATCAACTTTGAAAACGACCCCTTCTATGTCCGTGCAGGAGGCACAGCCATACTGAAAGCCGCCCTCCGCAGTGTGACCCAGCTATCCGATGGATCATCGCAGGACAACAAGATACAGAGTGTGGTGTTTATCAATCGCACGACCAAGACCACTGTAGCCTCATTCAAGCCCAATCAAGCAAGCAGTTCGTCGTTAAAGTCGTACACCTTTGAGTTTGACCTAAGCACCATTGCGGCCAGTGCTGGCAGCGTAGAGCTGCAAGCCGTAGCCACCGATGCCACCGGCAAGACAGCCACGAGAAACGTGGAAATGATTGCCGTTGATGTGACCGTAGAGAGCAGCCAGACACTGAGCTATACGAAGAGCACCACATTGCAGGTGGGCGGTCAGAAGGTAAACATCCCCATGTATCGTTTCCCAAACAATGCCTCAGACAAGGGTATCCAGACGAAGATAGAGATATACCGCAACGGTGTTTGGGAGACGCTGGAGAGTGTTTTGGTTAAGGACACCTACACCCATAACGTGACCATCGACCCACAAGGCATGGGACATGGCGCATATCCTCTGCGCATACAAGGGCAGGACGTAGCATCAGGACTGGAAGGTAACACGCTGCATACAGCAGTCATGGTGATAGAGCAGCGTGAGAGCGTGAGCGACTACACGAAGCCCATCATTGTGGCACGATGGTATGACGACAGCGACGGCAAGACAAAACTCTTCAAGACCGTCAGCTTTGACATAGCCTGTTATCAGCGAGACAACGCCAACCCGAATGTAGAGGTGAAGGTGAAGAACGAGACCACTGACGAGACAGAAACGATTGCCAACAAGGTTATGAACCGCAGCAGTTACTACTCGATAGAGAAACGCATTGTGGGCTATAACGACGGCGACACATTGATCTTCGACGCAACGTGTGGCGAGGTACATCTGGCGGAGCAACTAAAAGTTGTTATTGACGGCAGTATGCTTGCCATCAGCGAGACCGAAGGCGCATACTACAAATTGAACTTTGCCGGCAGAAGTAACGACGACATCGACAAGAGTATCAAAGCCACCTGCTCAGATGGCAGCATGGTGGAAGTGAAGGTAAACGGCAGCAACTGGTCGAGCAACGGTTTTGTCGCAGACAACTTCGGTACAGAAAAAGCAGACGGCAGAATGGCACTACGTGTAGCTGAGAACGTGACGGCAACATGCAGCGACACACCATTGGCAAGCAAGGACATACCAACCAACGGTATGGCACTAAGCTTTACATTCAAGGTTAAGAACATTGCCAAACGTAATGCAAAGATTATGTGGTGTATGGGCGAGCGATTGGGTTTTGTGCTTACCGGAGAGAAATTCATCGTGACCACCGCCGGAGACAGCGATGAAGCCCTGAAAGACGTTCAGACAACCGCCGCCACCTCCTACCTTGACGACACCGTATATCGCATAGACATCGTTATAGAGCCACAAGCCCGAGCACCCTATAATGGTGTGATGTTGTGTAAGGTGTTCCAGAACGGTGATGCTGCAGCGTGTGTTCCCATCAGCACCGTCAGCGGCTTCCCCAACATTGCGGACATGATACACTTCGACGGTACAGATGCCGACCTCTACTTGTATGAGGTGGTACGCTGGAACACCTACTATGACTTCATCCAAGCATTCAACAACTACATCGTGAACCTAACAGATACGACTGCCATGCTGACCGAGTATGAGCAGAACCAAGTGATGAGCGATGTTACAGCCGAGGGAACGACGAAACCACGCCCCGACATGCAAAAGTTGTTAGACCGCGGTATCATGGTTGTGGCAATGACGCGCACTTCGGACAAGAACCTTAGCAAAGACGGTGGCGCGGTAACGGACAGCGAGATATATTATCCTGACTACATCGAAGGTTTGAAGGATAAGAAGACATCTGTTCTGATGGACTGGTATATTTATTTCCCCGATCGTCCATGGGCAAACTGCATTATTGAAGCAGTTCCGACTACCAACCAAGGAACCTCTACGCTTGCCTACGGTGTCAAGAACAAGAAGGGCAAGTTCAAGAAGGCGAAGAGGATTAGAATGCTCTACACAAGAGAGCAGATCAGCGAGATGTACAATGGTGATGAGACTATTCTTGCCAAGTATGATGATGCTGCAGCTCTTGCAAAGAAGAAGATGATCCGCGTGAAGGAAGGCGGTACGCCTATTCAGACAGGCACAATCAAGGTGGACTACAGTGACTCTGCCGGTGCCAACAACTGTGCCCTGATGGAGCTTATGAACGACACGCAGATAGCCCTTGGCAGTGACTATATGACCCCTGCCCAGCGACACAACACCGACAAGAGCGAAGAACTGCATACAAGCATTGACGGTGTGACGTGTGCCCTCTTCCGTACCGACTACCGCATAGGTCAAGACAAGGGAACACAGGCCGCTACACTTCCTGAGAACGCCTACTTCCACTCGAAGGCAAACTTCAATGCCGACAAGGGTAATCCCCACTTCTTCGGTTTTGAGGACGTTAAGGGATATAATTACGGTTGCGTGAACTATGGCGACTTCAAGGAAATGGTAGCTCCGAGAGATACCACCATTGATACCTACAAGGCCAGTGTTCTTTCAGACACAAGCTCATTGATACCGGGCACGCTGTATATGCTGAGTGAGTTCTGTGGTCCGGAAACACGCTTCATTGAGAACGATGGTACTGGAACCATGACAGAGATAGGTGAGGTGGCCGTGGAAGACAGTCATGTGCTTGACAAGACCCTCTCCGAGGTACAGGCAGACAACGTCAAGAACTACGACTGGGGAACAGCCTACAAGACATCTGACGGAAAGTATGTGCAGTATAAAGGAGGAGCATGGAAGGACACCACAGGCACCATGACTTATGACAATGCCACTAAGAAATGGAGCGTGCAAGGCCGCGTGCTGAACCCTGTGGAGTGCTACGAGTACAGACAATATCAAGAGTTCTGTTGGCAGCAGGGCGTGAACAGTGTGGACGATATGCTGAAGACGCTGCACACCGACGATGGCGACGTTCCTGTGTGGAGCACTTATTACGAAATGCGCTACCCTGACGACGACGACTTGAACGCCCTGTATGCGTCGGGCAAGAAAGTTCCGTACCAGCTGTATAGAGAGTTGGCCTTCTGTCAGCAGTGTAACCAGAACTTGACCGACAATGCCGAGGAGAACGCCGCCACCAATGCCGACGGCAGCGAGAAGGTGTTCAACGGTGCCGGAGCAAGCACAACCATTACCCTTGGCGGCAAGACCGTTGCCGGCACAAAGGAGAACCGCAGGAAGAAATGGCAGCAGGAAATGCATAAGTATTTCTCTCCATATTCAACTCACTGCTATGTTGTAGCGAGCGACTATAAAGCCACCGTGGACCAGCGAGCCAAGAACATGATGATAGCTGTTTACTTGGAGACCGACGGCAGCATGCGCTATTACTTCAACCACTGGTATGACGGTGACTCATGTGACGAGGCAGACAACGACTGCTACCTGACCATCCCTTGGGATATGGATGGAGCAGCGAGCCATCTGTATCAAGGATGGGACGGCGTAATGTTCCAACAGAGCTATGCCTTGTTTGATAGAGGCGAAGGCGTATGGCTTAATGATGCAGGTACGGAGACGCTGACTCTTCATGACACGGCGGCAAAGATGCGTGCTACAAAGACCAAGGCCGGCCTTGAAATCTTCTCTACCGATGGCTGCTACCGCTATTGGATGATAGACCGTATCTTGAAATGGCCAAAGGTAGTAAGCTCATTTGACGGAGAGCGCAAGTATATAGAAACAGCTACCGCTGCCGACAACCACTATCCTGCCTTGCATGGTCTGCGACTGGAGAGTCTGCCGGCCTTCCAACGCAAGCGTTTCGCATACAGAGACGGCTACTTCCAAACCGGTGATCTGTTCCGTCATTTCTTCCAAGACCGTGTAATGGGACCCATCACGGTGAAGATAACGGCAGCACAGGACGGTTACTTCGCCATGGGCGTGGACTCCACCTCATCAGCCAAGTATAGTTGCTATCTGAAGGAAGGCGAGAGCCACACCTTTACAGAGGTTGCAGCAGGAGAAGGCGGTAAGCTCATCTACATCTTCGGTGCAGACAAGATAAGCGAGCTTGACATCAGCGGTTGTTCTCCTAAGAATTCAAACTGGATGCTGAGCGAGTGTACCTTACTGCGCAAGCTCGTCATTGGCGGTGAAGGATATACTCCAGCATATACCACCGACATACTGAGCACGCTGAACTTAGGACAGATGCCTTTCTTGGAAGAGATAGACATCAGGAACACGATGATAACCGACGTGAATGCCTCGCTGTGTCCTCGCCTAAGAAAGGTGTTGGCAGAAGGCAGTCTGTTGAAGTCAATCACACTTGCAGAGAGTTCGCCTATTGATACGCTGCACCTTCCCGGTACTATGACAACTCTGTACTTCAAGAACCTTCCTAATCTGACCTACCCCGGTGGTTTGACCATTGACGGAATGGCTAAGGTGACGAAGCTGTTTTTGGACGGAAGCCCGAAGATAGATGCCATGACACTGCTGCGAGAGGTAACCACGGCCAGTGCGCTGAAGAGTGTACGCATAGCCGGCCTTGCTGCTACGGAAAGCGTTGAGCTGCTGCGAGCCATCAAGAACAATGGAGCCGTAGGCATAGACGCAAACGGAGCAGACTATGACGAGAGCGGCCAGTGTAGCGGACTGATAGGCAGATGGATTCTGACCCTACTTTCAGAGGAGAGTGAGATTGCGGAGCTGAAGCGTTACTTCCCGAACCTTGAAGTTATAAACTCGCAATTCTCTGTCATAAAGATAGACGATGTGGTGAGCGGTGACTTCTGCGAGAAATACAGCAACCCCGAGAACCAGACAGGAGCCGATTACGATAAGAGCTTTGTGGCAAGCGGCCATACATTGAAGATATTGCAGGACACCCATGCTTACAAGTGTACGTACAACTCCAAGCTGAAACAGATGGAGGGTGTGCAATTGAGCGATGCGGACTTCAATAAACTTGCTAATGGTGAGAGCTTCGATGTGAGCGACAGCGCAGGTGAAGGCTTTGACATCTTCCACCACTTGCCTCATTATTGGTACAAGGGCGTGAACGACTACAAGAACCAAGTAAAGTATATCATTCACTCAATTACAGATAATGAGCCGTTATCGACTGTAAACAACCGAAGGGAAGCATTGCTTTCAGAGCTGCTCTATGCAGAAAATACAGGCGTGTATGCAGATGAGGCAACAGTTGGCGAGACAGTTGGCGATAATATTATTGCCACAGCAGCCAATGCGAATGCCTACCGTATGGACGTTGAGGGCATGAAGCAGGTAAGATGGCCGGGACTTAACCACGCTCGTCTTGGTGCCGTCTTTACGGATGCAAACGGCAAGATAGTGGGCAAGTTCATTATGATGGTGAGTCACGCTTACTTCGACTTCTCAATCGGTAACTATGTGTTCTGCGATGTGCCAAACGGTGCTAAGTGGATATACTTCACTTCGTATCGTGACATTGGCGACATAAAGTGTCTTGCTGTTGACAGCGAGCATATAGAGGCAATAGAACCAGAATGGACTGAGCACACCGTTGGTGAGTTCGACAGTCTTGTGGGAACATACCCCATCACTATTGACGGACTGAAACGACCTCGAAGCATATCGGGTTCAGTACGTTCAAAGAAAGGTGACGGCACTTCACAGACCTCGTCAGAATGGGCATACGACACGGACGGTAACCCGACCGAAATGCCGACCGGGACAATGCACTACACTGACAAGGATTTCCAGAACAGTGCGCACATGCGCGGAGAGGGCTACCAACTCCAAGACTATGAGCAGCACAAGGAAATCAGCAACCTATGGTGGGCGACCCATGGAACGACCAATGAGCAGTCTGTTGTTGGCAATGGTGCACATGACAGTACGCTGAACAGTCGTGACGACATCGGCATGGCGGACACATCGTATGTGGGCAACTCCATGAACTCAATCATGGGACTCAAACACTATGTGGGCTGTGACAGTGAATGGATGGACTACATTGCAGGAAATGTGAAGAGCTACGAGACGTTCTACAAGAACCGTTGCGTGGAGACGAACGAAGATCCTGTAGATTATGTGTTCCACATCTACGACCCAGTGAAGAAGACGGAGCGAATTGTGCAGAGTGTGAACAGCAACGGCAACTGTGTAGTAAGAGTGGTGCATGGTGCCAAGTGTGACATCTTGCCGAGCAAGGTGCATCAGACTGACACCAGTAAATACACCACACACTATGCAGCAGGAGTATGGTTCCCGGGCAGTAGAGGCCGCTGTGTTCTGCGGTCTGGCCACTACTCGAGTGCGTACAGCGGTCTCGCTTGTGCGTACGCGTACTAAGCTTCTTCGTACTCGAACTCGTTCTACGGCGGTCGGCTGGCCTTCCGCGGAAAATTCGTGATTGTTGATTAAGCGGAAAGCGAAAGCACGAAAAAAGCGTCAGAGGGAGAGCCGACGAAAGGAGGCTGCTCCCTCTCCCTTTTTATCTCGCGTCAGCGAGATTTTTTTTAGGCTCTGCAAAATAAAAGCAAAAGTTGTATGATATATCAACTTTTTGTATTACCTTTGCACCATGAACTCAGAACGGAGAATACTGGTTTACAAAGATTATTTCCTCACGTTCTACCGCACCTTGGAAGCAGGAGCACAGAAGAAGATAGACTATGTGCTTGATGTGCTGAAGATGCAGGACAGAGTGAGCGAGAAATTTGTAAAGTACATAAAGGATGGTCTCTATGAAATAAGAGCCTCCTACAATGGTAATATATATCGAGCGTTCTTCATTTTCGACGAGGGCAACATCGTGATGCTCTTCAACGGCTTTCAGAAGAAAACCCAGAAGACACCCTCCAAGGAGATAGACAGAGCACTTGAACTTAAAAAGGAATATTATGCAGGAAAGAAATGACATTAGCAGTTTTGATGCCATTCTTGACGCCAAGTATGGAGCAGTAGGAACTGCGGAAAGAGAGGCTTTCAGAAAGGAAGCCACCAACTATTGCGTGGGACAGATTATCTATGATGCCCGAAAGCAGGAACACATGACCCAATCAGACCTCGCAAAGAAAGTCGGTACGGACAAGACCTACATATCACGCATAGAGAAAGGTGTGATAGAACCTGGTGTGGGAATGTTTTTCCGCATCATTGACGCTTTGGGATTGAAAGTGGACATTGTGCGTCCGATAGTATAACAAGAAACAAAAGGCAGAAAATCCCACGCGCCGCTGTGTTCTGCGGTCTGGCAACAACTCGAATGCGAACAGCGGTCTCGCTTATGCGAACGCGAACAACGCTTCTTCGAACTCGAACACGAACTACGGCGGTCGGCTGAAATTCTTAGTGGTACTTAATCGGGGGACTCTGACGTGGCACGAGGATTGCCGCAAACAAACTCCGAGGGATTAGAGCCTCGGCAACAGCATGATAAACGAATTATGGAAAGCCGGAACACGACATTAACCACATGTGGGGAGTGCATCAACTCCCCACAGGACAGGAAGGCTGTCAATCAACAGGAAGACTTATTAGGACAGGTAGAAGCACCAACTTCTATCTGTTTTCCTTTATATAACCTCATCCCGGAAATCATTTCGGACGAAAACATGGAACGCTCGTTCAAGCGTGTCATGTCGAACCTTCATAACGCCAACACGCGAAGCGGAATAAAATGGAGGGAGAAGGTTGTTATAGATGGTGTGGAATGTACTCCACGCATGGTGCGCTATATGAAGCGCAAGAAAGAAATTATTGCCGAGCTGAAAGAACAAATAGGCAATGGCACATTTCGTGTTGAGCGTCTGTCTTCGTTTGAGGTGGACGATGGTCCGAAGAGAAGAATGGTTCAAGCGCCTCCTGTAGTGAAACGTATAGGCTGCAATGCCATCATGGAGATTGTGGAGAAACACCTTTCGCCATTGCTAATAGAAAACACGGCAGCTTCGATAGAAGGACGCGGCCCACACGGACTATTCCACAAGATGCAGGAAGTGAGAGCCGAGAACCCCGACCTTATATATTATTATCAAAGCGACTATAAAGGTTATTATGACCACATACTGCACGACAAGATGATTGACATCATCAAGCAGTATATAGCCGACCCGATATTACTCCCCATACTAATAGACTTCGTTAAGGTATTGCACCCGGATGGCAACGAAGGCATCAGTAAGGGACTACGCTCCTCACAGTTTTTCGGCAACCTGTATCACAATGACATTGACCATGCCATGATAGAGGAGTGTGGAAAGGATAACTACAACCGCTTTTGTGACGACATATACATACTTGGAGACGACAAAAAAGAGTTGTGGAAACACAGGGATACACTGCACAGACTAAGTAAACCCTACAATCTGATAATCAAGCCGAGCGAGAAGGTAGCTCCAGTGAGCGCAGGAATGGATGCACTGGGGTATATTGATTATGGTGACCACTCACGAATACGCAAGCGTACAAAGGTGAACGCTGCGAGAAAACTCGCCAAGATAAAATCAAGAAAGCGAAGACAACAAATTATAGGCTCGTTCAAAGGAATGGCATGTCATGCAGACTGCCAGCATTTATATTATACATTAACAGGTAGAAACATGAAGAAATTTTCAGAAATGGGCGTGACCTATACCCCTGCAGACGGCAAGAAGCGTTTTCCGGGCAAGGTTACACGCCTGGGAGACATCGTGAACATCCCGGTAGAAATTCACGACTACGAGACACTGGACACGAAGTTTGGCGAAGACCGCTACTTAGTGTCGTTCAAGAACCCTGCGACACAGGAATGGGGCAAGTTCTTCACCGCTTCGGACGAGATGAAAGGCATCCTTGACCAGATAAGCGACATCGAGGATGGCTTTCCGTTTGAGACCGTCATCAAGTGCGAACAGTTTGACGGCAGCAAGCGAAAGTATAACTTCACATAAAGCGACTCACTAAAGATAAAAGCGTGAATTGGGCTGCATACTATATCTTTGCCTCAACAAAATCATAGCGACAATGGAAAAGATATACGGCACAACCAAACGTCAGGACGGACTGCAACGAGTAGGCAAGAATAAATGGCTGCTCTATTTCGGTCTGTATGAAACAGAGAGCGGTACATACGAATACCGTCATACGTTCACGCACAAGCCCACGCTTGACGAGATAAAGAAACTTGTTTGGGCTACGATAGACGCGGAGACCAAAGACAAGATTGTTAATCAGTTTGAGTATGAGGGCATCAAGGTTTGGCTCACAGACGAGAAGCAGCGTAACTTTGCCTCTATTGAGAACAATGAAAGTGTTACATTCCCACTTACGTTGAAGCTCAACGAGAAAGCCGACGCTACACCAATCTATCATACCTTCCAGACGCGAGACGAGTTCAAGAAGTTCAGCGAGGCCGCTGCATGTTTCATTCTTGAAACCATCAGGAACGGATGGAAGGAGAAGGACAATGTAGATTGGGACGTGTTTGACATGTAATCACAACATTATCAATAAGAGGAACAGGAGAAATCTTGCTCCTCTTTTTTTGTGCTACAATAGTTAAAACGACGCTCACCGGTTAAGTCGCTAAATTTGCCAAGAACATAAAATCATAATGGCAATGAAAAAGATTATTACATGGTTAAAATCCAGCAACCGCGGCAGACATATCGTAGGCGGCGTTCTCATCGGCTTGGGAGCTGATGATACCTACTGTGCGCTGTATGCCGGAGCTGGTGTAGCCGGAGCCTTGGAACTTAAAGACAAGTTGTATGGCGGCAAATGGGATTGGGTTGACTTCGGTTGTACGATGGCCGGAGTAGTTGTAGGACGCTTGATAAGAGTAACACTGACATGGAAATGAACGATGTAAGTCAAATTACGCAGGTGGCTAAAGGTATTAGCGACTATGGCATGATGGCAATAACAGCAGCCTTTTTCCTTCTCCTTTCCGCAGCTATGATGGTGGCCCTCTTCCGTTGGTTCAAGAGCATCATCGAACAGATGATGCAAGACCAGAAGGACAGTATGCACAACCTTGCCGAAGAGACACGTAAGCAGAACGACATGCTGCAAGACATATCAGAGGGTCTTCGTCCGGAGACATTGTTACGCATCCGCAACCTTACAGGTTTTGCTTTCGACCTCAGCATTGAGCAGGTGTGCCGACTTATCAAGCGTGTAAGAGAAGAGAACCACATCATAGACCACGAAGCGACAGCAGCGAAGATACGCAAGTCGTTGCTCGTTATACACAACGACCGCAACTCGCGCTTCGACTCTTTCACATATCGAGGTAAATCCATTTCAGAGTTTTGCAGTTCGGAATGGGTGGAGGACGTGGCGAAGATTGTTGAAGGTGAGATTTATAATGAAGATGGCGCAAACAATGCTCGTGCTTATACTAATATAAAACTTGCGTATGATAATATCAAGACAGACTTTTACCAAAGGTTGAACGCATAAATACAACTTTTGCGTAAAATTATATACAGATTTCTACAACTTTCTAAGCAAATTATATATTATGATTAAAATTCTAATCGACAATGGGCATGGAGTGAACACTAAAGGCAAGCAATCGCCTGATGGTCGTTTGCGTGAATATGCCTATGCAAGAGAGATTGCAACCCGAGTTATGACCGAGCTTCGCGGCATGGGCTACAATGCAGAGCGTGTTGTGGAAGAGGAGCAGGACGTTGCACTGTCTGTACGCTGCAAGCGTGTGAACGACATCTGCAAGAAAGTAGGCACCAAGAACGTACTGCTTGTCTCGATCCACAACAATGCAGCAGGAGGCGACGGCAAATGGCATGAGGCGCGAGGCTTTTCCTCCCATGTGGGCATGAACGCATCCGCAAAGAGCAAGGCTTTGGCGCAGTATCTTTGGAACGAAGCAATACTTCAAGGACTGAAAGGCAACCGTTGTGTGCCCTATGCCAAGTACATCGCCCAGAACCTTGCTATCTGTAGAGACACGAACTGCCCTGCAGTGTTGACGGAGAACCTTTTCCAAGACAACAAGGAGGACGTTGACCTGCTTTTGAGCGAGGAAGGCAAGGAGAAGGTTACAGCGGTACACGTGAACGCTATTGTTGAATTTATCAAAGACTATTATGGATAAGAAGATTTTAGGTTTCTTGTGGGCATTGGTAGGTGTGATTTTTGGCATTGTCTGTCTGGTTGGCATCGTGCATTGCGGAGGCTACTGCAAAGGTTACGAACCTGCAGAAGTGGTGCGTGACACTGTGATTGACACCATACCTTACTATAAGCCGTTACCCAAGGACAGTTTGGTGTTGACATACAAGACCGTGACCCTTCCCAAGAGTTACAAGGCGCAGCCATCTATCCGTGCGGACACACAACCGGCAGAAAGCTGTACACAAAACGATGCGGCAGATGTGCGTGACAGTGCGGAGGTTACTATCCCCATCATCCAAAAGATGTATAAAAGCAGTGACTACACGGCATGGGTGAGCGGATATGACGTGCAGCTTGACAGCATCTATGTATATCCCAAGCATGAGTATGTAACGCGCAAGATTAAGCAACCTCCTAAGAAATGGCATATCGGTGTGACGGCAGGTTACGGCTTCGGCAAACAAGGTATGCAGCCATATATAGGCATCGGACTAACGTATTCACTAATCTCATTCTGACATGGAGACAATCACCGTACAGATATTCAAGGACGACGTGTATGAAGAGGTGGCAAAGGCTACCGACTACACAGGAGCGAAGCTGATAGACGGCGACGAGGGAGCGCGAGACCGTATCCTCGCCACGGACAGCGACCTTTCAGACCTCGGCAGGTTTTGGGAGGAGTCGGTGCTTGCCACAAATGAGAGGCTGAAAGAGATGATCGTGAGTGGAGTTACGAAGCAGATACTTGTAACGATAACTCCTATTCCACCCATACAACAACCTAAAGATGTGGAGGCACAGAGCATCGTTGTTCCGTCGCTTGCGACGAGGACAGGCTACGAAGCCGTGCTGGAGGTGAGCAAGTCGTTTGACAAAGGGATGAAGGACAATGTACAGTCGGCCCTTCGCAACTTCTTCATTGCCTCAATCATCGCCCAGTGGTTCAAGCTGGCCAACAAGGGCGAAGCCGCTGACTACTTCAACCAAGCCGGAGAAATGATGGACGGTGCGGAGCGTTTGTTATACAGCCGCAAGAGACCGACCCGTCCGAGTGACTAACAAATAATATTTTATTGACATGGAAGGACAAGAAAAGACATTAGGTGCCAAGAAGAGCGTGACGGCAACCATCAAAATTTCGTGGCTTCTCTTCGACATCATGAACGAGACATTCTTGCGTGGCCGTACTATCCAGAACAAGGACAACCACAAGGAGGTGGCGAGCATGTTTGCCTCTGAGGACGAAGAAAACCGCGAGAAGATACTTCGCTCTATCAAGAAAGGCTTTGCCGAGGTGAAGACAGAACTGTCGGACTACCTCAACGAGGACGGCACAACCACAGACAACAGCCACTATGACGGCAGTACAAACCTGACGCTTAACCTCACAATGCCGAGCAACTTCAACGAGGCTGCAACTACCGGTGTGGGCGAGGCCATCCACGACTACCTGAAGAACTCTGCCATCGCCGAGTGGTATATGGTGACAAACAAGGCAGATGCTGAACAGTACATCGCCCTTGCACAGAGAAGTTTGCTAAGCATCCAACAGGCAGTGAGCAAGCGTAGCCGCCCGAAGCGTCCAACAGACTAAGGAGGAACGCTTATGAGCTGCAGCATAGAGAATGAGGGAGCGAAGCTAAAGGTGAAGCTTACCTTCGAGCGAGAACAGCTGCTCTATGACATCAAGAACAATGCCTATGTGGAGAGCCATGTAATGGCCCCGGAAACCGAGCACGCCAAGCACATGGTGGCTGACGTTGGCGAGGAGGGCAATGTGGACCGGGTGACAAGAGTGCTGGATTTGGGTGTCTCCATGTGCCGGGAAATGCTTTACCCTTGGTCAAAGAAGGAAATCGTCAAGACAGAGTTTGACGACAAGCTAAAGGAGAGGGAGCAATATCATATAAACATGAGTGTGCCCAACACTATTTCGCAAACCACGCTGACCTATGTGGAAAGGCTGATACACGAATACCTTGTATGCCGAGGCGTGGCCGACTGGCTAAGCATAACTAATCCGTCGAAGTCGGAGACGTGGATTGCCAAGGCTGCTGAGGCGGAGCAAGAAATACGCACCTCCATCCATTCAAGAATGGAGAGGAAGCGTATCAGGCAACATTGGTTAGGATAATAAAGACAAGAGCCGAGGTGTATCACGCATCCCGGCTCTTTTGAATAAGATAGGCTGCACCTCAGCAATTGAAGCGAGCTTCATTGCGTTCGGTTTGCACTATCTTTCGTTACCTAAAACAATCTAACCTTAATAAATAACTAAACCTAATAATATCTTCTTTATCTCGGCTTGTTGGTTTGTCGAGGGGTGAACCCGACTGACGCGCCGTAGATGTTTTCATCTGGTGAGAGTGTGGCTACACCGGCAATTCGGAAATACTTGTAAGGAGAGCCACGGAAGCCCTGTAGATAATTGTCTTTGCTTGACCATACAAGGTGCCAGTTCTGCAAGTCGCGCGAACCGTAGAGGGCCGTAGATACGTTTCCTTTGCGGAACAGTCCACGCTGTATGACACTGGCGACAGTCTTCAATACGTTTGCCGCTTCAAGTTTGAGAGGACGTGTGACGTATAGGCATTTGACGGTATCTGTTACTGGTACCGAGAAATTGAGCACAGCATTTTTAGTGTCCATGGCCAGTGCATCCGGATATGAATTGAGGTGTGAGGCAATGTTGGAGAACATCATTCCCCACTGATTTGTCTTCAGCGAGAAGACATAGGCGTATGTGATACCGAGAGCATAGACAATGACTCGCTGATGAACATAGTCGTATAGCATCCGGCACTGCTTCAGAAATTCTGTGAACGGCAGCGTAGGCAAGCACTTGTCTGTTGCAGGTTCATGTCCGAGCATGGTGTGCAGCTTGTCGAACCCGGGAAGCCGGAGCGCATCGAACGGATATTCGGAGTTGATGGCTTCGGATATGCACTGCGTCTGCGAGCCGCTGATCAGCATTATGCCGCGGTCTGTTGGGAAGAGAACCGCGGAGTCGAGCTGTGTGATGCCGTCGGGATTGATGCACACGTCGCGCGTGATGGGCTGCTTGGCAGAATAGGTGCCAGTAGACGAAACCTCTAACGCCCATACACCCTCAGAGGTGAAGGCATAGAGAGGAAACTGACCGAACTGTCCTTCAGAAAGAGCCTTTGCTGCAGAACAGATGCCCTTAATCTCTCCCGTGCCAACGGTGTTGATACCAAGTACCGGGAAGTAGAAGGGGTTGTTGACCTCGGAGGTGTAGATTTTGTTGGGGACATCTATTGTGCGGTCGGAAATGCTCGATACGGTGGGAGTTGTACCTTTCTGTTCTGGATTGTCCCAACCTCCAAAATAGAATGAACCATTAAGGAAACCATGCTGCTCGAGCTGCACCTCGTATGGTGAACTCCAAACGTACCACTTTACAATGACAGCCTTGTAAGCATTGACATTAGGATAGTATATGAACAACATAGGAGTATCATAGTTGCCCAATTGATATGCATCCCCTCTCACTATAATATCCCTGCCGTCCTGCTTGATGTAAATGTATACAGAATAGGCAGCCTTGTCGTCAAAGTATGTAGGGGTCATGTGCTCATCATTCCAATTGCCGACATATCCATCTGTATAACAAAATACAGATGCCGCGTTATAGCCAGAAAACAACATTTTCTTTATGTTTGCAATATTGAGGCGAGAGTTATACGCGAAAGCATAGCGAGGAACAATTGTGTCGTGACTGTCATAATCATCTGTCATTACCTCGCGCGTGACGAGTGACTGAAGATAATCCTCTTCGATGTTGAGCAACGTGCGTGAAGTAGTCAGAGCCTCAATTTTTATACTCTCCAGCATATAGAATTGCGATGTGGACTTGATGTCCTCCTTTACAGCATCAACCGACCTACGAGGCAATATCAAACGTCCAGCAGGATATGTAAAATTTGTTGGGTCGAATGTGAACGCATATAGTTTGTTGAATGTGTGCTTTTGGTAACGTAGAGGGTATGTTGTGGTAGATGCTGCTTGATTGGTGTGCTTACACACACAATATGAGTCTATTTCAGAGGATGCAGCAAAACGTTCACATTTACCATTCTGGTCGTAGGTGTATATCGGTTTGGAACAGAATATGTCAACAGAGCGCACTATGTCCTTCCAGTTGGAAAGGTTGTTGATATACGATTGATCGATAACTGCATAGTCCAGTTTGTGAACCATTGCGACAACACGCATTGCAGCCTCCTTGTATGAGCCTTTTCCACGGATGTGGTTCCAGAATACTTGTGGCGACAAGTCGGAAGATGCAATCATGAGAATGGGTGCAGAGTGCATCGTAAGCGAACCGTCATAGAGACGATAAGCATAGCGAATGAAGAAAGGATAAATGAAACGTCCTTTGTTTGTACTTTCCTCGGCAATGAACTTATTGACCTTTGCAAGCACTTGGTCTGTTATCTTATTTTTGTTATCGTCAGAAAACTCTTTCCAAATATCACCCTCACTGATGCCGTTGAAGTTAATGGAGAACTCATCTGTGCGAACTAATTCGCCTTGCAAACCAAATGACAGCGGACACTCTGGTATTTTTGAACCAAGATACAGGTAGCCAGTGGAGCCACCTTTCCACAGATAGTATTGCATGCCATTATCTGTAAGAAAAATGAGAGTGTTGCCAACAGACGTAACCTTTATGCAGTTAGTTATGTTGCCAATAGCGGTGGTTGTATCTGGCTTTTTTTTGTCAAACCAGCTATATGAATTGTCCTTGGCTACAATGTAGTGCGTGAAACTTGATGACTCGTGAATGAACACGCAACTGCCTATATCGTCAGAAAGTTGTATCTCAACAGACGGAGGCAGAATAGGCTGTAATGCTCCGTTTTCGGGCAGGAGATTGATGGACACGGCAAGAGAGCCGTCGGAACATTCATAGTCTGACGGCACAGCGGAGAAGCCACTATATTTTATTTCTTGGTTCATAACGGATGCTTAAATATTATTGGTAAAACTATTTCGCCGTCGCGTTTCTCTGCTTGGCCTATCATGAATGAGGCACGCTGCTCTTTTATGCCGCAGTTGTCGAGCATGAGCCGTGCGAGGAGGACGGAAGACGCACAGTAGTTGTTGAAACCTTTCTTTGTCGGGTGACACTGTGCGACATGCCGTCCTATTGCATTTTGGTGCCGTACAGCAAGCAGGTAGCACTCGCCAAGGTGGAAGGCTACGTTGATGCTGTCGCCCGGCTGGAGCGAGAGTAACCGCACGACTCTTGCCGTAATGGAAATGCGGCCATTACGGGAGAATGTTATGTCGGGGCGGCGTGTTCGTTCCAAGAGTTTAATCATAATGCAAAGATATAGGGTTGTTGATGAAAGATGGTTTTAAGTTTAGAGGGACGTTCAATCCATCATGTGATGATGAATTGAACGTAGAAGTGAAACTCCCGGCACAACCTTGGTATTTGTGGGTAGTGCTTTGGATCCTCATTGTAGGGGAGGTATATGCACCGCTCCTTGGTGTTGCAGCGAATACCTCTCCTACGTAGCTTGTAGAGCATGTTAGCCCTGCGTTTGGGATGGCGCATCTTTCAAGAATTTAAGGCGCGTAGCAAGATTGCCGAGATAATTTTGCATGTTTATACGCTGGAGAGCCATGAGCCAAATCTGGTTTTCTTCGCATACCTTCTCTGCCTTGCCACTTTCAAGAAAGTTGTCGAGCTTGTTGTAACGCTCCTTCAATTCGTCGTGCTCTATCTGCAAGCGGTCGATGAAGCTGTCGGCACACTTGTAGGCTTGCTCAAAGACAGACTTAGGAGACCAAGAGTCGTAGGTGCTGCCGTCCGGGTTGGTGTACTGCACGTGATAACCTTCACGCCATTCGTGGTTGTCCTCGTTCTTACGAGCGTAACCTTTCTCTACTGCGGCCAATTCGTTCATAGGTTCGGCCTTAACCTGTTTTGTTCCGATGTAAGTTTTCATTGTTTTATTGTTTTATGTTTACCATGACGTTTCAAACACACTTCACATTTGATGAAAGTGTTTTTGTTGATCATCTTCTTGCCTTTCTTTTGCGTTTAGGGTTACGGATAGGGTACAGCCTGCCGAATTCATCGTGCCACGCATCGTAGCCGAATCCGTGTTCGACGCGCCCTCCGGGATAGGAGCGTGAGTAGATGAGGACACGTCCCCAGTTGTCCATGACATAGCAGGTGCTGTAGTTCTTGCCTCTTATTGACAGGCTCCAGTGTTCGCGGATGCGAAGGTAGAGGTACATGGCCTTGTTGGTAAGGCGTTGAGGCATTACCTTGTAGTTGTCGATTTTTCGTGCAATTCTTCTTTTCATACGAATTTGTTTCTTGAAAATTTTTCTTTGTAATAGAATGGCTTAACCTGCCGTCTGCTACACCATTCCAATAGTAGCGGAGAGCCTTTTTAATATGTGGTTGGCGGTATGTTGCACACCACTGGAGAGCACGGTCGAACCATGCGCTGCTCATGCGGTCGATTGGGGTGTACTTTACCATGCGGACTATTTTCCGGGCTTGTCGTGAGCGCATTTTTCTTCACGTTTATGTAGCAACTTCTCCATGAAGTTTACTTGTTCTTTATACCAATTGATAGTCTCTTTCATTGCAAGAACCTCCCATTTATCTGAGTACTTGTAATAGTTTCCATTTCTCAATTTGTCATTATAGAACTTTTTAGTTCCATCTAAATCGGAATTTAGGAAGAGTGAGTAATTGTTGTTATGAGGATGAATGCACAAGAATTCAAGTATTTCACTCGTTACTCCAATAGAAATTATTTTATCTCCCGGTTTCAGTTGGGTTATGTCTGTAACTTTTTCTAATCTATCTTTCATAATTCGTCACCTCCCTCGTTATTGGTTTGGTTTATCTGGAAGCAAACACCAGTATTTCCACTTGTATTCAGCTTTGTTTGGTACAGGCAATCCCATTTCGTTATACATAGGTGACGGATTGTCTATGTTGGCAATTCGCTTACAAGCATTGCGTAACAAGGCTTGGAATTTATCTGTAGCTTCTTTTGTCTTGCGGAATGTTAAACGAGTGGAACCACGTTCGCTAAGAAGTACTATCTCTTTGTTGAATGGTGGCAATTCGTCTGAAAGTTTAATCCATTTCATACTGTACCTCCTTTCTTCACCATTTCGGGATTGTCGTAGATGTTTCCAACAACCTCAACATCGCCTTCATAATCGTTGACAACGACTCCGTATAACGACCATGTGCTTGTGCTTACTGGATCGGCATACACTACATCAAAACAGTAACCGCGAACACCATCAACAACATGACCAATAACTCTGCCATTATGTGCAAGAATGTCACCGCCATAAATCTCATAGTTGTTCTTGTCTCTTAGCCCAGTATTCATGCCGAGTGTCTTTTCTTGTATTGTAACGCAGCCATTCTCAAAGTCTGCATACTCAAAAATAGCAGGTTGTCTACCCATCCAAACCAAGTCACCATGTACCCAACGACCACTGCCAACTTCTTTACCTCTAAAATAAATATTTCTCATTGTCTGTCTATTTCTTTTTTTAGTTCTTTGATAAGTGTATCTGCGAAGCGTATAGCTTCACGGCAGCAGCCTTCGAGAGTCTTATACTCAAAGCCGTTGATTGGCGAGTGGTCAGCTCTTGCCGCATTGCCATCGTCGGTGTAGATGGCAGGGAGCATGGTCTTTGCTATCTCGTAGCGGCGTTGTTCCCAGTTTACGTTACGGTCAGCTCGCCCCATGTAAGCCCAGTATAAATCAAGGTTCTTGTCATAGCTATTCTTTGAGTCGAGAATGAAACCGTTAAACTCTGCGACTACACGACTTCCTGATAGTTTGGCGGTGTGTAATACTAATTTGACAGCATCTTCAATGCTCGTCATTGATTTAATCTCAATTGTTTCCATAATTTATCTTCTACTTTTTCCCGGTAAAGGAATTACGTTGTATGTTTTGAAGCGATCCACAAGTCGGCCGTAGCCGTCATTGCGCTTGAACCGCTTTTCAAGTTCTCGGTTGTCAAGGTTTGTAGTCAGGTGGGCGAACTTGCCGAACTGTGTCCAAATCTCATTGCGAGCGTGAAGGAACTCATCAGTGAGCAACCCGGTGTCCATGCCGAAGAACGTGCGGTCCTGTATGCCGATGTCGTTGAGGCACACATTTTCGGGCTTGCACTGGAAGCCCTTACTTTCCTCCTCAAAGTAAGTGAAGCGGTCAAGGTTGTTGTGGATGGTGTAGTAGTTAACCATCTGTGTGACCGACACGTTGTGAAAGAAGCGAGGGTTCTTAGTGCGCCGTAGATACTCGCTGAATATCTGCATGAGGAGCGTTTTGCCAACACCTACGCCGCCCTGTATAAGGAGGTTCTTGTGTAGCTTGTAGCCACGTTCGGGGAATACTTCTTCAGCCAGAGGGCAGTTATTGAAGTAGAGCAAGAGGAAGCGCAGCACCTGCTTGTTGTCGTCGTCAACGATGAACTTGCGGCGTTGAGGAGCCAGCACAACAGAGTTGGCGATATAGACAAGGAAGCTGCAGTGTGCATTATATACGTTAGGGTCGGCAAGGTTGTACGCCTGTGCTCTCGCCTTTTCGCTCTCTCGCCGTAGGTTGAGTGCGCATTGGTGCAGGGTGAGCCACGGTGCATCCTTCTCGCGTTCGTTCTTGCGAAGAACGGAAAGGACGGCAGCGTCCCAGTCTTTGTTGCCGGTAGGCTGACGGCCATACTTGGCAAGTTCTGCGATTAGGCATTGTGGATATTGAGCCATAGTTTCAGACATTAAAGGTTAAACATCTTGCCCACCGAAGCCGCCATTGAACTCGTATGACGGAGGTGGCAGCTCTTGTGCATCTTCCGGCTCGGCATGTGAAGTGTACGCCTTGCGCATCCACGAACAGAAGTGACGTTTGGCATCATTGATATTGTCGTGAGGTTTTCCCTCATACTCGCAACGGCAGTGGTTGAGGAAGGAGTCGAGGCGTTTACCAAGCTCGTCCTCGCGTATGTGGAACTGCATACATACCGGTTCGTTCCAAGAACGATCGGCACGCATTTCTTCAATCTCCTGTTCCAGCGTGAGCGTGTAGCCGGGCGCGACGTTGGGCTTGTCAGAAATGGCAGACGAGACAGCTCTATCCTTAGCAGGGCGACCGCCAAGTTTGCCGAACTTCTTGCCCTTCTTGCCGCCCTCAGAGCGTGCGTTGTTGGCATCCATCACTGGCTTGATAAGGATAAAGACACCCTTGGCAATGTCGGATAGTCCTTTAGGCTCCTTTCCGTTAAGGGCATACTCCACGATAGCCGGGTAAATCTCGGCCTGTACCTCGGAGGGCATACACTTGATAGCCTCAAGGAAACTGCGATAGAATATAAAACTGTCTCGTTCCATATAAATCAAACCTCTTTAATGCGGATGCCATGCACATGCAGCATGAGTTTCCGCTTGATGATATATTCCTTTGTTCTGACTCCCTTTGTGTCTTCCACGACGGTCTGCCCGGTAGCCTTGTCGGTATAAACGAAATCGGCTACATAAGAGCAAGGACGTTCGAGAAGAACACGTGTAGGACGATTTTTGAAATCTTTGCCACACTCGCCATATTGTGCAGGTATCAACAGATATGACACCTGCTCCCGAAGGTCGGAGATAAGTCCGGCACGCTGCATCATGCGTAGCTCGCCAGCTCGGTAGTGCTCCTTCTTGGATGCGTGGGAGCCTACGCGCTTGTTGCCGTACTTATTCCGGCCTTGGAAGGCAAAGGATGAAAACTTAGCCATTAGCTGTGTTAGGCTTGTAACGGAAGATGTCCATAATCTTAGTCTCGTCGAGCGTAGCAATCTCGAAGTCAACCATTGACCCCTTCAAGCGGTCAATGACAACAGCATGTGCGTTGTTGATGTCGGTGGCACGGACGATGAAGTGAGTGGCGGTCTTTTTCTCGCGGCCTTTGCCGTCGACCGTGATGTAGAGAAGCTTTGCACGGAACCACTTGTCGCCCTTGTCGTTCTCGGCAATCTCGGAGTAGTTGGTGCGCTTGATTGTTACAACATCGAAGTCGCCCGAAAAGAACGGCTCCATTTCTTTGGTGATACGTCCTTCAGCCTCGGTAAAAGAGAGGGCATCGACAAGGTACAACTCTGTTACTTTTTTGGTAATGCCGTTCGCCATAGTCCGCTCGTAACGGACACCACATTCGTATAGCATCATAATGCAGCCTCCTTTCTTTCGTTGATAGCCTTTACCAGTTCCTTGCTTGCACGGAGCTTGACAGACGTGTGTGCCGGGATAACCAGAGGCTTGCCGGTCTTGAAGTTGCGTGCTGTGCGCTCGGCTACCTCAACCGGGGTGAAGGTGCCGAAGCCACGGATAACAACCACTTCACCCTTGGCGAGTGCTTCCTTGATAACTCTGAGTGTGCCGTCGATGGCTTTCACTGTTGTTGAGAGGTGCAGTTTCTCTGATACTGATACCTCACGTGCCAATTCATTCTTTGTCATGATAGATAAAATTGAGTTTATAATGTTTTTGCTATATTGTTTTCGCCTGTCATAGGTATGCGCAGGTCGAGAACGTCTTTGTCTGTTGCGAGTCGCCACCGGCACTCTGTCAATTCATTCTTCTGTTCGTCGATGAATTTTTCGCTTACCTCCACCTTCAGCGCATGGATGAATGGGAAGATTTTGATGATGGCGTAACGCCCGGTTAGATTTTGGCTTATAACCTGTCTCATTTTATTTTCTTTTTTAATTTTTGGGTGAGTTGTCTAATACACCATGCACGGCATGAATTGCGCAGACCGTGCTGTTTATCGTAGAGAGCGGCCGCATCATCGAGATACTTGATAATGCGCTGCAGGTCGGTCTTACATAGGTCAGCCATCGTCGTCCGGATTGAGGAAGAGTGACGTAAGCTGGTCGAAGTACATTTCATCCTGTGGAATGTCATCGTCGGTAGCCATTATCTGGTTGGCGATAGACTTCTTCTTGTGGATGATGGCATAGAGGGTGCGGTCGATGGTTCCACGGCCAAGGAGGTAGTAGCACGTCACGTTGTCCTTTTGTCCGATACGATGTGCGCGGTCTTCGCATTGACAGCAGTCGGCATAAGTCCATGGGAACTCAACGAAAGCCACGTTTGACGATGCCGTGAGTGTGAGACCCACGCCAGCTGCCTTTATGGAGCAGACAATTAGCTGTGCTTTCCCGGACTGGAACGCATCGACGGCAGCTTGTTTCATCATCATGGAGTCGCGCCCGGTAACAGATACAGCCTTTGGAAACGCCTTTTTTATCTCGTCCACAATCTCATGCAGAGAGCAGAAGAGAATGAGTGGCTTTCCGTTGGCGAGGAATGTGCGCGTGAAGTCGATGGCTTGTTTCACCTTGCCTTTGGCAGAGAGCGAGCGCAGCGTCATGAACTTGACAAGAGCCTCCATGCGCATCTTGCGTCGTATGTCGATGTCGTCGCACTCGGTATATGTGCGCAGGTATTCTGCAAGGTCGGCTTCTGCAAGCATATACTCGTCGCGGTTGCTGATGTCAACGATAAGGTCGGTGCGCGTCTTGTCTGGTAGTTGGGTGAGTACTTTGGCCTTTTCGCGACGGATCATGCAGCGTGCATAGAGTTCAGCAGAGAGCCGGTCGAGGTTGCGCGGAGCGTCGTCCTCATCATTTCCTCGTCTCTCTTTGGAGATTTCGCCACCGCCGTACTCGGCAAGGAACTTAGAGCGTCCACCGAACTCAGGCAAACGTCCCATGATGGAAAGCTGTGCTATGAGGTCGGCAGGACGGTTGACAACCGGTGTTCCTGACAGCAAAATGCGATACTCCTTGCCTTCAGCAATGCCACGTGCAAAAATGGTTTGCTGGGCTGATGGGTCTTTAACGCGGTGACTCTCGTCTATGATGATGGACTTGAAGATATTGATGTCCGGTGTGAAGACCACATCTTTCAGCCGGAACCCACCACGTGAGCCTCCCTTGATGTCCCACACGAAGTATTTGCGCAGAGACTCGTAGTTGACGACCGCCACCTGCTGCATGCCCATCCGGAGAAGATAAGGCCATGTGGTAAGCACGGAATTGTCGAGCACAAGGGCTTTCTTGTTTGTGAATTTCTCGAACTCGCGCTGCCAGTTGATTTTGAGCGAGGACGGACAGACCACAAGGCAAGGGTAAGCATTGGCACAGTCAACGACACCGATACTTTGCAGCGTCTTTCCCAAGCCCGGCTCATCGCCGATTAAAAATCGGTGCCAGCGCAGCCCGGCAAGTATGCCCTCCTTCTGGTAGTCGTAAGGCTCGACGCGAAGGTTATGTTTCAGAGTTTCAGCCATACGCATTGATTGTGTGTTTTGGAATCGTTATGTCGTAGCCATGTATGTATGCTTGCTTGCGTAAGTCGGCGCATGAGAGCATGCAATGGCGAGCTTCCTTTGAGCGAGCGGCCATGCCTGAAGAAGAACGTACCCCCCCCAACCATGCCACCGCATGTATATCCGTAAGAGCCAGAGAACACAGCGAACGGACACATACGTCTGAGGCGTTTGAGCAGCTGGATTTGTGCTGTCTGTGATAATTTCTTTTTCATACTTTGTCTGTTACATAAGGTTGAAAGCCCAATATTGGAAGGCAAGTTCTTCGTACTTTTCGCGTCCGCGATTGTAGATGTCGTCGCCACGGTTGATGAACTTTTTGAAAATGTTGCAGTTCTTTTTGCTGATTGCGTAGATGAAGTCGCGGTCGGAATGGGCGATGTCCATGTACCACGCCCGGCTACGGTCCCAGTCGAAGAAATCTACAGCATTGTCGAACTCCGCTTGTGTTGAGGCGAATGTTGTTTTCAGATCGCCGCCGAAGTTAGCCATTGGCAACCACCAGTCCCATTTGCAGCGTGTGTCCAGATGGAAGGTAAATCCCCCATTGCTGAACTCCTGCTGCTTGTTGACCATGAAGCGTTGTGTATCGGCATGTTCGAGAACCTTAGCGAGGAATTGGTCTCGTCGTGCTTCTGCACGCAGTGCACGCTGCATTTCGCGAGCGTGGAGGAACTCCTCCTCAGAACATTTTTCGCCGTCGATGGTCATGTGCAGGAAGTCAACACGCGAGGGTTCGGTGATGATGGCATCGACGATAGACCCGAAGCGGAAAGCAGCCTCCTTGTCGCCGAACTGCATGTGAGGGTGCAGCAGGTTCTTCAGTTCGGTGAGGTCAGAATTACTGACCTCACTTCTCTGATAGTATTCGTCCGGGTTGTTAATCTTCGTCATAATCGTCGTAATCAGGTTCATATTCAACTTCGCCCTCACCGTCGCACACCTCGCAGGTTTCCTTTTCGCCCTTGATACAGTACTTGTGCTGGGCAATGGCCTCTTCTTCCGTTTCGGGAAGCATATTCCATACTTCTTCGGAACATTCTGTTTCATAGTCTGCCTCAAAGTCGTAGGCGTACCAATGATAGCCCTTGCCGCCACATGCAGCACATTCTACCATCGTAGGCTCTCGTTCATTCCAAGGTGCGCGTGGGTCAGACTCCGCACCGGCAGGATAATAACCACTCTCGTACATAACTGTTTATTTAGCTTTTACTTCATCATCATAGGAAACTGATGTTGAACTGATGAACTCGGGGTGGTCCTTATCATTGGCCACCTTCTCGCAGAATGTGATCTGCTTCTTGAATATCTTGGCGAGGTCTTCGACCGACATAAACTGTCCCTCCTTGGACCACCACATAGATACAACAGCGAGAACGCCCTGTGCGTCGTGGAAGTGTATGCGCTTCTTGACAGAGGTCTTAGGTTGGTAGCCAGCCGGAGAAACAACCGCTTGCTGACCGAATAGGTTGCCAATCTCGGAAGCCTCGGCTTGCATCTTCTTCTTGGCTGCTTCCTCTTCCTCCTTGCGCTTACGCTCAGCCTCGATACGTGCAGCTTCGGCTTGCTCACGTGCTTTCAGATCAGCAGCCATGCGTGCCTTCTCTTCCTCGTTAGCCTTCTGCATACGTTCCAGCTCTGCTTTCTTTGATGGCAGCATGTCGATGATGGAGTCACGATATTCGGCTACCTCGAACTGAAATTGCTCACGGAACTGTTGCATTAGCTTGGCAAGGATGGAAGAACGAATGCCCGGCAGTTGGTCTCTCATGTCGGCAATTTCAGTCGGGATAAGGACTGTAGAGTTCAGCGTGTTTCCATATTCAGCCGGAAGAGTGACAGGATATTCACGGATAGTCTTGCACTGTGCTTCGTAGTTGTCGAGGGTCAGACCGCTGTTGAGCTTTGTCAGCTCGTTTGTGGCATTGGTCGTATATACATTGAACTGACGCTTGAAGTCGTCCTCCACGTCCTGCTTGTAGCGGCTGAAAGCCTGTTCGCGCTGCTGACGGATAATCTCTTCACGGCGGCGGCGTTCTTCCTCTTCACGCTTACGTGCTGCATAGGCATTGCGCTCCTGCTGGATTTGATAAGGGATAGAACCGGTCTTGTTAGGATCGACAGAATTTTCCATGCCGGTGAACTCGGAACGTATCTGGTCGAATATCTTGGTGATGGCTGAACGGTTGGTGTTCATCTTCTTCACCGTGTTGCGAGCCTTGTTGATGTAGTTGGCGCACTGCATATCCAGTTCATCGTTCATGCCGTTGGCTTTGATTTGTGCAAGGAGTTTCTGGCCATACTCGGTACAACGCTCGGACGAGGTTGTGTTGTCCTTGTAAATCTGTGGCGCGGATTGCGCTATCATCTGTACGTTTTCCTTGCGTACGATGGTGAGGTCTGTTGTCTGTTCACTCATTGTTGTAAGTATTATAGGGTTAGAATGTGTCGTCGTCGTTGTTGGCGGCAGGGTCTACGGTTACTCCTGCAGACGTGTCGGTCTGAGGTGCGAAGTCCTGCTTCTCTTGGATAATCTCGCCAGTGGAGGTGTCAACCTTCTCGCCATCACCGGTAACGCCGTAGATGGCGTCAGTGATTTCTGTCTCGTCAACCTGCTGTGACTCCAACTGCGTAGCACGACCGACACGTGCCTTCGGATAGGTCTTGAAGGCGTGCTTGATGCACTTGGCAACGAGGAAGCCGGGGTCAATCTGTCCGCCTTGTGCAACGTAGAGCGCATTGGGTTTGCCGTTCTCCCACGTCTTGGTCTGATAATTGTACTTGCCGTTCTGACGAGCGGAGTAGTTGGAGAGTCGTGTCCAGTCTTCAGGCAGCATGACAGCATAGTCGATAGAACCATCGGCGCGAGTGATCTTCATGAAGCAAGCAACGATACGACCGGTGGTGTGGGGAAGACGACATGTGTAGTTGACGAATTTTTGTCCGTCGCGTTCGCCATACTCGAAGCTGTCCTCTTCGTACACGATAACAGGGTTGTCGGCGTGGCGTATCTGG